TATCTTGAGAAAGAAGCGGAGGGCATAGCTTATGCGTAACGCTCAGGATATTGCCCGATCTCTCATTGTCGATGAGCAGTTTTGGGAATACTTCAAAGGCTGGGATGCCCAGAACGAAGGCAAGCCCTTAGCTGATGATGCCTCTGATTTATTCAAGCGAGGTTTTGGCGACAGCTATGCCGCCGGAGAAATGGAGACTTGCCATGATTGAGGAAAAAACTCTGGAAAATTACGTCATACCCCACACAAATGGGCAGTTAGCAGGCTGCCCCTCATGTAGGCGCATATTCGGGGGTAATAAGGCGTTTGACGCTCACCGTGTAGGTAGGCATGGGGTAGACCGTAAATGCGCTAAAAACCTTGAGGCGGTCGGTCTGAGGCTAGATTCAAGAGGGTTCTGGGGTAAACAATTCGAGGGGAGCAGAAAATGAAGGATGGCGTTGTAAATATCCACGGGAAGGAGTACAAGACGGTTGCCAAGCGCGTAGCCGACTTTCGTGACCAATTCCCTAATTACACCTTAGTCACTGAGCTTGTGTCAGCAGACGATCAGCGCGTGGTTATGGTGTCCAAGGTGTATGACGCAGATAACCGCCTAGTGTCTACAGGATGGGCTGAGGAGCGCAGGGATGCGTCTAAAATCCATCAGTTTTCATCGCTCGAGGTATGCGAGACAAGCGCCTGTGGCCGCGCCGTGGCCTTCCTTCATCGTGATTTGATGGGGTCGGAGATAGCAAGCGCCGACGAGGTGGCAAACGCTATAAGCCAGCAAAATGCGTCTGAGGCGGTAGAGCCGTTGATGAAGCACAACGAGGCTGTAAGGGCTAACTTTAATTCAATCGCCTACATGAAGGAGGCGCATGAGAATGGCGATGCCCTGGCATTTGCCGAGGCGTGGCTTGAGCTGGATGACGACACCAAATCGGCGTTGTGGTTAGCTCCAACCAAAGGCGGTGTATTCACTACCGCAGAACGGGCGTTTTTGCGCTCAGATGAAGTAAACCAAGCCAGAAAGGAGATTATGAATGGCTGACATGATTGGTGGTTTTTACCCAAAACCCCGTAACCCTAACGCCCCTGACTGGGTAATCTGCAAGGCTAGCATTAACGTGGCCCAATTCCGCGAGTGGATGCAGACGCACTTGAAGGCTAACCCTGAAGAGGAGTGGATTAATATGGACTTGCTCATTGCTAAGTCTGGGAAGGGCTACGCCAAAATTGACGACTGGAAGCCTGACGGCGTGAAGTCTGAAGTAATGGACGAGGATATTCCGTTTTAGGGGTCTGTATGTTTATTCACGTTGGCGATAGACTACGCGAGGCGCAAAAGAAGCGGTGCATTAACTGCCGTGAGCTTGGGGAGCGAATGGGGAAGAGTCAGCAGCAGATTAGCCGCTGGCGCAAATCATCCGATCTGAAAGTGCATACGGTGCAATCACTGTGCAAGGCGTTAGACGTTAGCATTGCCGAATTTTTGGCAGAAAAAAGCCCTCGTTAAGAGGGCTAAAGCCCATACGGGCAAGGGAGTTCACCTACATTATACTAAGGGGGTTCTGTGTCTGCACAGGATATTTTGGATCGTGTCGCATTTTTTAAGCAAATTGGTACAGGGAGATGGGTTTGCACTTGCCCATCCCATCAGGATAAATCTCCAAGCCTAAGAATTACTGAGACTGATGACGGTAAGGTCTTAATCAAGTGTTGGTCTGGCTGTTCAGCCTTAGACGTTCTTACATCTATCGGCTTGTCCTGGTCGAGCTTATTTCCTGATGATGGTTACAGACGGACGCGGGTTCAGCGTGATGATCGGGTCGAGGACTACATTGTTGAGTTTGCTGAGTATGCCAAAAAGACCGGCAAGCAATTAACCCAAGCCGATAAGCAGGCGTATGCCAGAGCTTTAAAGAAAGGTGGTCGCGCTAATGGTTTCGTTAGTAAGGTCATTAAGGAAGCATCGTGAGTATTGAGGCTATTAATTGGGCCCTTAACAAGGTCACAAACGTGACCAGCACTCAGAAGGCCGTACTCATTGCCTTAGCGGATAGGGCAGACGCTCAAGGGAAATGCTTTCCTAGCTATCAAGACATCATTACCAGAAGTTGCGCGTCACGCAATGCAGTATGCAGCGCATTAGCCTCCTTGGTGGAAAAAGGGCTTATCTCGAAGGAGCCGAGGTTTAACAAGTCTACGATCTACACCTTGAACCTTAGCGGTACGGAAATGAATACCGGCGATAGCGGTCTTCAGATGAATACCAGTAGCGTTACGCAAATAAAGAACGCTAGCGGTATAGAATTGAATACTCTAACCATCAAAGAACCATCAATTAACAACCAAAGGGGTAAACGTGGCCGTTACAAGCCGCCGGAGGAAGTCGATAAAAGTGTCTGGAAGGACTGGGTGGCGTATCGTCAAGAGTTTAAGGGGCCGACTACTGACAGGTCACTAGCGATAGTTGCCAACAAGTTAAAGCCCTTGAGTCATGCCAAGCAGAGGGAGTGCGTTGACATGGCTATTGAGTGTGGGTGGAAATCAGTGTTTCCTAAAGACAATAAAAATGATGGGGAGTTTATTCTGTGAGACAGATACAACAGTCAGAGGTTGAGGACTTTACCGATAAAGACTTGCAAGACGTTTATGGCAAGGTCGAGGATTTAGACGTTGTAGACATTGATGCCTTTCGGGAGGAGTTTCTTAACCATCTAGTAACCGATGCGGCCCAGTCGGGCATTCAGTTGCCCTGGGTTGAGACTAGCGATCTTGTCAGGTTAAGGATGGGCGAGGTCTCAGTCTGGGCGGGTATTAACGGCCACATGAAATCTACCGTTTTAAACCAGTGCCTTACATGGGCAGCGTCAAAGGTTCCCGTTGGGTTAGCTAGCTTTGAGATGAGCGTTAAGGATACTGCCAAGCTAATGTGTATGCAGTCAGCCGCTAGCGATCAGCCAACCAGGGATTACGGCGAGCGGTTTGCCAATTGGTCAAAGGACAAGATTTTTTGGTATCGGATACTTGGAGGGGTTCAGCCTATTCAATGCTTAGGGGCGATTGTCGCGATGGCAAGGCGAGGCTGCAAGATCGTTGCCATTGATAATCTACAGTTTACTGGCGTCACGGAGGACATACAGCGTGAGCGGTTATTTTTTAATCAACTCATGGGATTGGCTGAGGCGCTGGATATACACATTGCTGTTGTGCATCACGTTAGGAAGCCAGAGCGGGGGGGAGATGAGTATGTCCCGACTCGCTTTGATGTACGAGGCGGCGGGACGATTACGGATCAGTGCCATCTTTTGATGATCGTCTGGCATAACAAAAAAAGGAAAGAGGCGCTAAACAAGCAGATGTATGGGATACCGCTAAACGAAAGAGAGCAAGAGGTTTTAGAAAAGCAGTCAGACCTCAAGCTGGTAGTGGCAAAACAGCGTCATGGCACTGGCTTTGAGGGAACGATAGGGCTTTATCAGACATCTGGCCGGGCGTTTAAAAAGAGGGAGAACTCAACCGCGCTGATATTGGAGGGCATATGAATCGCGAAATGAGCCTGGATGAGGCGATAGAAATATACACGAGAACCGAGAGCTTTTGCTCTAGCACCCCTTTTACCAAAAGCGATATGTCAACAAGGCTCAAACAAAGTAATGAGTTTGCGATGGACGCTATCAGAGTGATGCTGCTGGATGACGTTATTGTTCCGACAGTAAAAGACTCAAAAGGGAATGAGCGTTTTATAAAGAGCAGCGAGTGCCGCAAGTTAATCATTAAAAAATGGAGGAAAGAAAATGTCGGAGAGCTTGCATATTACAAAGGATTTAACCACTTCGGCAATGCAGATACAGGTTGGCGGGGAGCATTATAAAAACATGGCCATTGGGCCGCTTGAGTACGCTCTGGCCAATGATTTAGGGCCGTGTGAGCATGGCGTAATTAAGTACGTGTCGAGGTACAAAAATAAGGGCGGGGTTGATGATCTTCGCAAGGCTCGGCATCTCATAGACATTATGATTGAGAGGGAGATTGGCGGTGAACAATGAAGATAAGGAATTTTGGTGCAAGGCCGGTCTTGCGGCAGAAGGAGAGTTTTTAGTTTCTAGCGGGATAAAGGGGTGGGGTTTGTGTTTCAATCCGCTCAAAAGCGATGATCCATATACGCACGATTATGTCGGGATGTGCCAGATAGACATCAAGACAATCAAAACTCAGTGGCGAAAATCTCAGTCGTTATTTGGCATTCCTCCTGATAGGGCTATTTCAATAAACTGCAAAGATTTCCGCAGGTATTCAAAGTTGTATCCAAACATCCTCATACTTTGTAACGTGACCTGGCAAAGCCGTGTTTATCTACTGACCATTGATAGGGCGAGAAGGTTAGTTATGGAGGGGAAGGCAAAAATGCACAGCTACCAAAATAGGGTCGATGATACTAAGGGAAACGCCAAGGACTCTTATATTTTTGACACGGCAGATTTGGACAGGCTGAATGTCTGAGTTTTGGATTATAAAGGATGCGGCGCAAATCACTGAAAGATTGGTGTTTTTTGAGCGTTGGTTGAGGGATAATTGGAACTGGGAGTATCCGGTACAGTTTAAAGTTGGCCGTTATCAAGAGAAACGGTCGTTATCGCAGAATGCTTTGTTTCATGTGTGGTGTCGAGAGATGGCAGATCACTTCTCATCAAAGGGCGCAGACATAACAGAGGCAACGATGAAAGAGCTTCTTAAGTACAAGTTTCTTGGCACAGAAG